CAAAACCACTTTTAGAATGTTCTGATGGAACTATAACTAAATCCATTTTATTACAACCCTCTATCCATTTTTGAGATACAGCAGTTGTCTCAACACCGGCAGTTATACCAATATTAAATTTACCATATTGTTGAAATTCATTTGGTATTCTAATATCAACATAGATATCTGGTTGTCTATCAAGTTCTGGAGAAGGTAAAATACAATCTAAAATTTGTTTGTCATTTGGATTATCTTCTTTAAGTGCATTTCTTGGACAATCTCCCCACGGAACATCTATTATACGAATATCATATTTATTATGTTGTAAAAATGATTGTACTAAATCTCTAGCATGAGCCCCATAACCACTACGTGAGGTTACTGGTGCACATATTAACATTAATTTTTTCATTAAATAACCTCCACTGTGTATCGTTCTCTTGGTTTCCAATTTTTAAATGTGATTTCTATATTTTTTATGAATGATTCTGACATATGTTCTGTTGTCATTCTAATATTGTCACTCGACACCCATTTTTTTCCTATCTCACCACATCGTTCTCTTTCTTCAGGACCTACTTTGTACCATTCTAAAAGTACTTCACCTGCATCTTCATATCTACATCTATCATCAAAGATATATGGTGTTTGTGGTGAACCACATAAAGATATGTTACTAGGGAAAACTGGTTTAACCCATTCTCCATGTTCTTTGTAAGTTCCTCTGTGATTAGATTGTAACTCAACATAATCTTCAGCAGTTAGATATCTTACACTACTTCCCCAGCTAGGATCAGGAGCTGATTCACTTTTTTTAAATCCACACTGATCTTGTAATCCGCCAGTAACATTTACTATGATTGGTGTTCCTGCATGAAGTGCTTCACAAGAACCCAATCCAAATCCCTCATTTGACGCCAGATTGATATAAACATCAACTGAATTGTAAAGGAAATTCATTTCTTCATCGTTCATAGGACCACCATTATCATATGTAAATATAATAGGATAATCTGGAAGAAGTGTTTTACATACAGCCCTCATATCAGTTCCGTTATCATCTGATGGTGCTGAATGCCAAACAAATACACATTCTTTTCTTTGTTCAGGTGTAAGTTTATCCATCATATGTTTATAAGCTAAAGCAACATCACCTGGTGCTTTTCTACGAATGTTTCTATTTAGATATAATATTTTAAATTTATATCTGTCTAAACCATGTTTCTGTTCAAACGCTCTAAACTTCGTATCTCCTTTATCAATTTTGAATATTCTTTTTTTTGAAATTCCATGTGGTACATAATCCAATTGCCAATCTTCATAACCATACTTAGAAAGTATTCTCTTATTGATACCATAAGTTTGTTTTGATATTGACATTAACATGTCTGAACTTCTATAAAAATTTGTATTATATAATGGGTCTGGTATATCATCCCAAATATTGTAATATAAAATAGGAATATTTTGTCTTATTTCATGTTCCATTTGATATAACCAAGTCCAAAATCTTGGATCTGTGAAATGTAAAATAGCATCAGGTTTCTCTATTTCCATGATTTGTCTCAATGTGTTTGAATCACCATAACCAGATATTGGATAAATTTTACAATATGCATCATCTACGCCAAAATCATTTTTAATTGCGTCACTCATATCTACAATTTTACCATTTTCTGGATGGTTTATAGCTCCACCTATCTGAACCCAATCGTATTTATGTATTGTTCCCATTACAAATTCTTTTGATTGAGTTGCTATACCTGAATGCATTCTTAAATCATCCGATAATAATAGTATTTTTTTCTTTTTTGATTTGTTGTTCTTAGTTTTTTGTAACTTTGGTAATTTTATTTTATTCATGTTTACATAACCTTTTTTATAAAATTAAAAATGACTTCCACTCGTACTTAAATTATCATAAGTCTCTATTTGTTCTTTAAATTTTTCATCACTTAAATACAAATCAACTGTACGATTTGTTAATTTTTGGAGTGTCATTTTGGTATTGACAGTATTTAATTTAAATCTGTTATATAAATTTTCTAAAATTTTAACAGAAGTTAATTTTGCATTTTTCATAATTGTTCTCCATCGTATATTCATATATAAATATATACAAAATAGAAAATCAATCAATTATTATTGTTTTTTTATCAAATTTTTCAGCATATTTTAATGTATTCATTGTTCCACTAGCTTCCACACCCTCTGGAATGAAACCAACTACAAAATCTGAAGTACCTGCTATTATCTTATTTCTTGCAAAAAAGTTCTTTACACTATAAGGTTTACCATATCTTGATGATGGTATTGTACAATATAAGTTATGAACTTCGTGAAATGGTGGATACTCTTCATATTGTAAACCTAGTTCAAGTGCATATTTCTTCGCATATTTATCAGCACCTTTTTTACAACCACCACTTACTATTATTGTATCTGTACCATATTCGTTTTTAAGTTTAAATATGAAATCCTTTATCTTCTTTTTATTTTCGTATCGTCTACTACCCACGATTGCCACTTTCATTAGTGATTTCTCCCACCATCAAATACACATGTGAAAATTAAATCATCGTTACCCTCATTCCATACCTTGTGAAACTCACCATCGGGTATTAAAACTATATCACCAATTCTAACTTCATATGTTTTAGTACCAACAATCATACTACCTTTACCATGTATAAAAATATAAACTTCTTCTTGACCACTATGATTGTGTCCAGAAGTTTCTTTACCGGGATGTAATTCAGTTTTTGATACTATAAGATTATTTAGATTTGTATTATCTATTACATCATATGTTTCATTTGAATGAATCACATTACTATCTGTTTTATCTAATTTAATCTTCATTTTTATTCCTTCCGTAATCATCTTCTATTCGCACTATATCATCTTCGCCAAAATATATTCCTGTTTGAGTTTCGATAAATATTAAATCTTTGTCAAATTTATTTTCAACTCTATGTTTAGTTCCAACAGGTATTTCTACTACCATACCTTTATGAAAAATATATTCTTCATCATCAAGTATAACTAATGCTTCACCTTGAACTATAACCCAATGTTCAGTTCTCTCGTGATGATACTGATAACTTAATCTTTGTTCTGGTTTTACAATTATTCTTTTTACTTTACAATATTCTTCGTCAAGTAAATTTTCAAAACTTCCCCAGGGTCTTTCTTCTATATAATTCATTTTACTCCTTGATTACAATATTCTGTTTGATTGAATTCACAGAATCTACAAGCCTTTTTACTTGGTGTAGCAACCATATCATTTTTATGTTTACCATTTTCAGCAAACGCCTCATTTAAAAATGTGTTTAATCTATTACTTACTTTATTCATACTTGGTTTACCACTTGCGGGTGAAAACTTTTGTACTCTCTTTTGTGGAAACATTGCATTTTCCCATAGTTTTCTCTTAACAATAAAGTACTCAACTTCTATTTTATCTATTGGATGATTATATTGTTTAGAATAAAATTGTTTATATAATAATAATTGTTGTGTTTTATTTTCATCTTTCTTCATCCATTTATTCCAACCCATAGTGGATGTTTTAATATCATATATCTTTATTGTGTTACTAATCTCATCAAGTATAACTATATCAAGATATCCAATCATTTTGATATTCTTTTTTAAATCAACATCAATTGGAACTTCACAACCTATAAGTTTATAACCTCTTTTACTGAAATATTCACCCCGTCTTTTCTTAAAAAACTCAAGTATATCAAGACCATCTTGAAAAAATTCTTTCAATTCTTCTTGGGTACATGGTTTTTTCCCATCTTCTTTTTCAGCTATCTCAAATTGTTCACACAATCTATCAAAAAGCATCATTCTTAAATCTAAAAAATCAGCATTCTTAACACTATCGTTATACATAATTTCAAGATATGTTTGTAGTACTTCGTGCATTGCCGTTCCAAATATAAGATATATATTGGATTCTGATATTCTTAATTTATCTACATAGTTTAGTTTCCACCTAAGTGGACAATCACTATACATTGATAATTGACTATAACTTATTCTACTCATTTGTTCCCATTATTTTTTTCCACATCCATACTGGTTCTGCGAAGGTATCTCCATCTTTTTCAATAACATATTCTTCTTTTCTGTTTGTTTCATCTGTAATTTTAGCATTTCCTATACCAATACAATTTGGTCTTTTAGCCATTTCCATTCCAAAACATTCTACATATTCTGAATCTTCAAAGGTATCTATATAATCATTCATTGGATCACATATCTGTAAATTCTTTTTATCACTCCAACTACCTTTATCCGTTTGTGTAGTTGCATTAACATCAGATATGTTCACCATTAATATACCACCTTTTCGTAGTGTTTTCCAAACATTTTTTACTGCGGTTTGTAAAAAACTTTTATTCCATAAATCTATATTCTTATATCTAACCCAAGACTGTGTATCATCAAGAGAATATCTTTCTACACTAAAATATGGTGGTGATGTAAATACAATATCCATCATTCCCTCATACTTTGATAAATCTACATCTTCTGCTGGTTCACATATTAATTCGTGTCGTTTATCATTTTCAAAAAAAGTAGAATGTTTCTGATAGTATTTGGCTTGTTCTTCATATATTGGATGGTTTTCTTTTCTTGGATCAATACCTACAAACAACTCACCATAATCAGAAGCATAAAAACCTGCTAATCTATCTCCCCAACCTGCACTGAAATCTAATACATTCTTACATTTATATCTATCATATATTGCTTTAGCCACATTAGGTTTAAATTGAGAACAAATATATTTTCTTAATGATATACAAGTTCTTAAAGTTGCCTTGGTTACTTTTGGAACTTTTAAAGTAAATAATGAACCAAGTAAAGTATACATAAATTTTTCACTATTCCAAGTTCTGATTGGGCCGGGAGATATTGTACCATCAACTGACCATCTATTATGTTGTTGAAAATAATTACTTGATTTGTTACCTGTGTTTAATCTTTTAATTACATTATTACTAAACGGCCATTTGTATTCCGATCGTGCAAACCATTTTTTCTCTACATATAAATCATTCCACTTAATACCTTTTAATCGATTGTAATCTTTAAAACATTCTTTCTCTGAAATATCTGCATAAGGTGGTGGATATTCCATGAGAACTTTTACTAATGATTCTTTTATCTCATCTTTAGAAAAAGTTTCTTTTATGTAAGTCCACTCTTCTTCTTCTATTTTGAAATATGGTTTCATATTTCTGAATTTATCAAAATACTTTAACTTTGATTCACCCTCATCGTGAAACTCATCCATTTCTATATCAAATGGCAAATTACTTACCCCACTTACCACTCTCAACTATCTGAGCTATGATACCATAACAGGCTAAATCTTTAAACGCATCTATAGTTGGTTCGTTTTGTGCTTCTCTGTTATTTTTGATTACAAGATTAATTAATCTTTGGATTTTATCATTAATTCTAACCACCAACCCTATCTTACTTAACCTTTTTTCATCATCAGTTTTTAATTCAGTTCCCATAGCAATGTTAGATGGTCCATAATCCATTTGTTTTTTACAAAATAAAGCATATTGTTCAAATTGTAATCGTTGAAACTCTTTTGCCGTTTCTGGATATGTTTTTTCTATATATGTTATAGCTTTACTACCACCATGATTTGTATAATCTCGTTCTTTTATATTACTCATTTACATAACCTCTTTATTTTCTTTTTATCTAATCCATACATTTCTAATATATTTTTTAATTCTTCTTTATTTATAAGTTCAATATATTCTTGTGTCTGTAATTTATTACACTCAAAATGATTACTGATTATATTGACTAACTCTTTATCATATTTTTTATCTTGTTTACCTTTAATATATTTATTAAACCTTTTACCTTTTGGTAAAATGTCACAGTACCATTTATAAACTTCTCTTGGTTCAAGAGTTCCTATAGCATATTTCTGAAAATAATTTACTATTTCAATAAATTCTTTATCCATTGATAACCAACGATTGATTATAAATGGACTAAATTTTTTTTGTTCATCTTCTGTGAAATCATTCCAATGTTTTTTTGTAACTAATATCTGATTTACCCAATCAAAGATTGTCATAATATTCTAATACCTTTTTAAATACCTCAACACCTTTACTACAATTCTTTTCCCAATCATCAGCATTACCATCATCTGATATATACTTATAACTTACGAAATCTATATCTAAATTCCTACAAGTTTTTGCTAAAGCATATGATTCCATATCAACCACATCATCATACTGACTAATATTTGTTTCAAAAGTATCACCAGTATAACAGATTAAATTTTTATCTATTGGATTTTTAATGTGAGAGAAATCTATCATCGATGGTTCATCTTCAAATGGTGTTTCACCTTTCTTAAATCCTAATGGTGTAACATCCATATCTCTTTGTACGAATCTTGTACAATCAACCAACCCCTTATATGTTTTAGAAGCACCAGTTCCATAGTTAATCACTAAATCAAAATCATTATCAATTAAAACTTTAGTTAAATTATATGTAGCATTAACTTTACCAACACCCGTATATAACACATCATAATTTTCCAATGAATATATAATTCCACCTTTTTTAAGTACAGGTATTTCTTGTTTAAGTGCAGATACTATTAATATATCTTTTCTATTCATAATGAATTACACTTTTGTGGGGTGTGGTTAATTTTGCATTTAAAAAATCTAATTCAACTAAAAATAATACACCAGCTGGTGAATATCCTGCCTGTTCAAGACAATCAATAGAACCTTGAGCTGTACCACCAGTAGCTAATACATCATCAAAAATTAAAACTTTACCAGTTCCTTTTTGAACTTCAACAATAGATTCACCATATTCCAATTTATGTTTAACAGCGATTGTTTCTCCAGGTAATCTATTTTTTTTA